AAAGATCAACACCTGATTCTAATGCACTTGTAGGAGTTCAAAAGATGGCCGCTGCTAACTCAAATACTGCGACTAGACATATATTACAAAGTGGTTTATTTGTTACCTCTGAGATAGCCGAAATGATCTCATTAAGAGTTTCAGATGTATTAGAGTATAGTCCTTCAAAAGATGCTTTCATACAAAAGATAGGCGGACACAACGTTGGTGTATTAGCAGAGATGGAAGATTTACATCTATATGACTTTGGTATATTTATAGAATTAGTTCCAGATGACGAGGAGAGAGCGCAATTAGAGGCTAATATACAAGTTTCATTAGCACAGAAAAACATCGATATTGAAGACGCTATAGATATACGTGAGATTAGAAATTTAAAACTTGCAAATCAAGTTCTTAAAATAAGAAGAAAAAAGAAGGTAGAACGTGATCAAAGACTACAACAAGAAAATATACAAGCGCAAGCTAATGCTAATATGCAAACGCAACAGCAAGCAGCCCAACTAGAGATTCAAAAAGAACAACAACTAATATCTCAAAAAATACAGTTAGAACAAACTAAAGCAGATTTAGAACTAAGACGTATGGAAAGAGAGATTGCTGCCAAAAGAGAATTAATGCAGATGGAGTTTGATTTAAACATGAAACTAAAGAGTGTTGAAGCTGAAGCTTATAAGTCAAAAGAGAGTTTTAAGGAGGATAGAAAAGACGATAGAACTAAGATACAAGCTACACAACAAAGTCAAATGATTGATCAGAGACATAACTTAACAGGCCCTAAAGATTTTGAATCGTCTGGCAATGACATAATGGGCGGTGGTTTTGGTTTAAATTCCTTTGAGCCTAGGTAATAATAACATTAACACAATTATATAATATTTTATCATGAATACAGAAGAACAAGTAATTACACAAGAAGTTGAAGTTAATCCGATTACGCAGGAAGATGGGGTAATAAAAATAAACTTAGGAGAACTTAATAAAAAAAATAAGAATGCCGTTCAAAAGCAAATCACAGATGAGGTTCCTGTTCTCGCAGAATCCGACAGTGGCGAAGGAATTCCAGAAGCACACGACAAAGAACCAGTTGTCGAAATTGCCGGAGAAGAAAGCGCCGTTGAAAATCAGGAAAATGTATTAGAAGAAATAACTGATGAAGAGGTACAAGAGATTGTAGCCGATGTTAAAGAAGAGATTGCTGAAGCTATTGAAGCACAGTCAAATGGTGTTCCATTACCAGAAAATATACAGAAAGTTGTTGACTTTATTAATGAAACCGGTGGTAGTTTAGAGGATTACGTAAGACTAAACACCGATTATGCTTCACTTAATGAAGATCAATTATTAAGAGAATACTATCAATCAACACGCCCTGACTTAGACCAAGAAGAGATTAGTTTTTTATTAGAAGACAAATTTCAATGGGAAGATGAGTATGACGATGACAAAGATATAAAAAGAAAAAAATTAGCTAGAAAAGAAGAATTACTAAAAGCTAAAAAACATTTAGAGAATTTAAAATCTAAATACTACGACGAAATTAAAGCTGGATCTAAATTAAACCCTGAGCAACAAAAGGCTGTTGAGTTTTTTAATAGATACAGTAAAGAAAATGAAGAGGATTTAAAGACTAATGAAAAACAAAAGTCTATATTTACTGCTAGAACCCAAGAGGTTTTCTCTAATGAATTCAAAGGTTTTGAATATACAGTTGGAGAAAAAAAATACAGGTTCAATGTTAAAAATGTAGATGAGGTTAAGAATACACAAAGCGACATAAATAATTTGGTTAAGAAGTTTCTTAACGAGAAGAATGAAATGAAAGACGCTAAAGGGTATCACAAATCTCTTTTCACTGCGATGAATCCAGATGCTGTTGCAAACCATTTCTATGAGCAAGGTAAAGCCGATGCTATTAAGGAAAGTTTAACCAAGTCTAAGAATATTGATATGGACCCTAGGGGGGCTCATCAACAAGTTACTAATAACAATGGTTGGACTGTAAGGTCTGTTAACGGGGTCGATGCTTCCGAATTTAAACTAAAAATACGAAATAACAAAATTTAAAATTACACATTATGGCAGGTACATTTGCAACATCACCCAGTACGCTAGCTAATCTAGCGCACTTAACTCCACGCCCAGTAAAAGGACTTTTTGGAGACAACTATCTTAGCTTATCAGCTATGAATTTTACACAACAATTTTTACCAGACGTTTACGAAAAAGAAGTAGAGCGTTATGGTAACCGTACAATCTCAGGATTCTTACGTATGGCTGGTGCTGAGCTACCTTTAGCTTCAGATCAAGCGGTATGGTCAGAACAAGGAAGATTGCACATCGCTTATGAAGGACTTACAGTACCTACATCAACAACTATTACTTTACCTACAGGCCACTTGATTGGTGCTGGTATGACCATCGTTGTATCTAAAGGGCCTATTACTCGTAAAGCATTCGTTATCTCTGTAACAGCTACTCAAGCCACTATTGCTACTTATGGCTCAGCTGCTGTATTACCTGCTGGTCTTATTACTACTGACGTTAAAATATTTGTTTTTGGTTCTGAGTACGCAAAAGGATCTTCTTTAGCTGGTAACTCTATCGATGCCTCTTTCACAACTTTCTCTAACCAACCTATTATCTTAAGAGATAAATATAGAGTTAGTGGTTCTGATGTTGCTCAAATTGGATGGGTAGAAGTAACTACTGAAGCTGGTGGATCTGGATATTTATGGTATTTAAAATCTGAGCATGAGGCTAGAATCCGTTTCGAAGATCAGTTAGAAATGGCTATGATTGAAGCTGAAGTTTCTGCTGCTGGTATTACTAATGCCGCGAGTAAGACTTTAAAAGGTACTCAAGGTTTATTTGATGCTATTTCTACAAGAGGTTTAGTATTCAACGACCCTGACTTTGGAGCTGCTGGTGGTGCTGGATTAGCTGATTTTGATCTTATTCTACAAGAGCTTGATAAACAAGGAGCTATTGAAGAAAACATGATGTTCTTAAACCGTGCTACTGCACTACAGATTGACAACATGCTTGCTGGCCAAAATACTTACGGAGCTGGTGGTACATCTTATGGTGTATTTGATAACTCTGAGGATATGGCTTTGAACTTAGGTTTCTCTGGTTTTAGAAGAGGATCTTATGACTTCTACAAAACTGACTGGAAATACTTAAATGATTCTACAACTCGTGGAAACATCAATGATGTATCTGGAGTAATTACCCCAGCTGGAACGTCTACAGTTTACGATCAACAATTAGGTCAAAACATTTCACGTCCATTCTTACACATCCGTTACAGAGCTTCTGAAGCAGATGATAGACGTTTGAAATCTTGGGTTACTGGTTCTGTTGGAGGTAACTTCACGAATGACACTGACGAAATGAATGTTCACTTCTTATCTGAAAGAACAATCTGCGTTCAAGCTGCAAATAACTTTGTAATGTTGAAAAAAACAGTATAGTATTAGCAGTAAATTAATGTAGGAATTGCCCTCACTGAATTTGTGGGGGCGGTTTTTACTTTTTAAACAATTATTAAATTTTATTATATCATGGCAAAAGCTCAAACAAATCAAGAAGAGGTGGTAGATGTACAAATTACTACGCCAACACCTACAAAAAAAATAAGTATTGCTCCTACATGGGAGATAAAAGACAGATTATATCAATTAGTAGATGAAAAGCAACCGTTAGTTTTTACAATATCAGGTAAACACTCATCCGTGAGCCCTCTATTATATTATGATCCAGACTCAAAATATCAAAGAGAACTTAGGTATGCAACCAATCAGCAAAGCGTATTTGCAGACGAACAAAAGGGTGAATCAACATTAGGTAGAATTGCATTTAGAGAGGGTATACTTAGAGTACCAAAAGAACAACAAAATTTACAAAAATTATTATCCATTTACCACCCATTAAAAGGGCAAGCGTATGTAGAGTATGATGCTGAACAAGATTCAGTTGACGACTTAGAATGGATAAACTTAGAAATTGAAGCGCTTATATGTGCTAAAGGGCTTGATATTGATCATGCAGAAGCTGTATTAAGATCAGAGTTTGGAAGTAAAGTTAGTGAACTAACATCTAGTGAACTAAAAAGAGACTTATTAGTGTTTGCAAAAAGAAATCCTATATTGTTTTTAGAGTTAGCGAATGATGAAAACGTATCGTTAAGAAACGTTGGTATTAGAGCTACTGAAGCGGGATTGATACAACTTTCCGAAGATCAAAGAACATTTACTTTTGGAGAAACAAGAAGAAAATTAATGACTGTTCCATTTGACGAACATCCATACTCTGCATTAGCAGCATGGTTTAAAACAGATGAAGGAATGGAAGTTTACAAAAATATAGAAAAACGACTTAAATAGTCACCATTTTATAGTAATAGGTCGCTGTAATGGTGGCCTATTTTACTATAAATAATAAAAAAAACTATGGCTGTAAGTGTAGATACTGTTTACCAAAGAGTATTAGGTATACTCAATAAAGAACAAAGAGGGTATATTACGCCTCAAGAGTTTAATCTATTTGCCAACCAGGCTCAATTGGATATATTTGAACAATATTTTTATGATATAAATCAATTTGGTAGAGTAGCAGGAAATAGTACAGAGTACTCTGATATGCTTACATTACTTAATGAGAAAATAAATCTATTTGAAACAACGTCCGCAATGACGTACACAGGTGGATACTTCATATTGCCAGGCAACTTGTACAGACTTGGTACAATCATATATACTAACACAACAACAAATCCATTTGGAGTAGTCTCTAATGAGGAAATAGAAGTAGAAAGAATTAATAAAAATGAATTTCTATATATAAACTCATCTCCATTAACTAAGCCAAAGAATGTTAGACCTATCTATTATGCAGATACCAATGGCATAAAAGCGTATGGCAATTCAACTTTAATTGACGATATTAGCTGTAATTATATTAAGAAGCCAGCTAAGGTAGAGTGGGTTTATCAAATGGTTTATGGAGAAGCTTTATATGATGCAACAAATTCACAGGATTTCGAACTACACGCATCGGAAGAAACTGATTTGGTAATGAATATATTAACATTATCTGGCATAGCTATAAAACAACCTGATGTATATGAAATAGGTACACAGGAAACTACTATGAATACTCAACAAGAAAAAGCATAATATATGGCACTCATAAACGAAACTAATGAACAATACTATTTAGGACCTGATGGAGTATGGAATAGTCTTGATGAGGATTATGGGAATTATCAATTCATACCTATAAAGGATATAATAAATAATTTCATTATATCTTATGTTGGAGAGGATAAATTAATATCGAAATTAAAACGTACTGATGTAGCTTACCACGCTCAACGTGGAATACAAGAATTATCTTTCGATACATTACCATCTACCAAATCTTTATAAATAGAGTTTAATCCACAATTGTATATGTTATTACCTCAAGACTATGTTAACTATGTTAAATTTACATGGACAGATAGTCAAGGTATAGAAAGAGTAATATATCCAGCGATAAAAACAAGTGATCCAAAACCTATCTTACAGGATAGCCAGTATGAATACACATACGACAACAATGGTGAGATATTATATGCTAATCAGTCTGAAACATCCAAAAGATTTATTGCTTCGTCTGGTGTGCCTACATTAGAAGAAAACTATAACAATTGGGATATAATGGCTGTACAAAACTATGGCAGACGTTATGGATCAAATCCAGAGAACATGCAGACTAACGGTACATTCTATATTGATAAGATAAAGAATATAGTACACTTTAGTTCTGATATAGCCGGTAAGATTATAACAATAAAATATATAAGCGACGGTTTAGCCACAGATGGAGAAATGGTTGTTCATAAATTTGCTGAAGCAGCTATATAT